AATCTTTGTAAATTTGATTAAGATTGTCAATTGGCGGCGAGTCTAGCATTTTTGCATTTGGTAAAAGTTCATAGTTAGTTTTAGATAAATTTATTCTAGAATATATTAGTTCATTCAACTATCTCTCCATGCTACAACGCTTTGATAATTTTCATTACTCCAGTTTTTGTAATAGCCTTGGTCTTTTAATATTTTACTTGCTTCTGATAGTTTAGATGCACGCTGCAATAAAACAAGAATCGCTTTTCCGAAATTCATTGTTTCACCATTAATTATTTCTGCATCTTTAGGATGATCTTCTAAAGCAACAAGATCAATTTCGTTGTCTTTGCATTCTTGATTAAACTGATCTACAATTTGTTGTAATTCAGATACAGTAAACTGGTCTTGGTTAGCAAAACAAGCTACAACTTCAAAGCTATCATCCCAGCTATCTTTTAACCTAGCGAATTCTTCAGTAAGACTTTGTGAATTGCAATCTACATACCTAATTGACTTTTTCAACAAGGCTTTTTTTGCAAACGGACAGGGAATAGCATCTAATTTTTTACTTTTTACAGATACAAAATTCAGTATCCATTCTTCGATTTCAGTTTGCATTAAACTACGTATTCTTTATCCTGGAACACAATATATTGATCATTTGCATTGTTTTCTGCATTATCTATAATCAGCCTATCAGCATCCAGTTCAAATTCCTTAAAGTTAGTACTAGAACTATTTATTTTTTCAATAACTTTTGAACTTGTTCCTGGTTTACAATAGCATAATACTAGAGCAGGCACATATCCTATTTCTGCAATAGAATCTTGCGGAGTTTGCATCCATAATGGCAAAAAGTCTTTTTCGGTTTCGCCTATTTTTTTAATTTCATCACGAAGGTTATCTATACTTGCAATTGTTTTCTTATTTTTAATAATGCTGTCCACAGTGTATAAATCAAAGTCTGCAGTGACTACATTTGGATTTGTCGGTCGTATTTTATAGTGAGTCGCAGCTCCTACTTTTGAAATTTCTACTTCTAGATTATTACCAAGATTACTGCCTACGTACAATTTATTTGCAAGAATCCATTCTAAAATTTCATTTTCTCTAGTTTCCACAGTTAAATTTAAACGAAAGTCAAATATTATATCGCCTTGCTCGCGAGTGCCTATTACCACATGGTATGGCTCACTATCATACAATTCATCCTCATTATCGTAGTGTGCACTATTGACGACTAGAGGTGTGTTGTCATTATGTAAATATGTTTTTCTAGTCTTTGATTTAGTTGTACTATTACTAGGATCAATTACGTCAAGATAAACAACTTCGTATACAATATTTTGTGTACCTAATTCTTTAGCAACTGCTGTTTTTAACTGGCCTATTTGATACGTTTTACGTTTTCCGTAAAGATTAGTTGCTGCAATATAGTGTTGCATATTTTTTGTTTCAATGCCACTATAGAGCAATACTTTTGGATCGTCTTGTATGCCAAAATTTGCATCACTAGGCCTAAACAGCCATTCTGGTTTAAATATTTGAGGATCGTTTATTATATTTCTAAACTTATCACGTTTTGATCTAATTAAGCTAGGTTTGATAAAAAGATTACTAAATTCTTTATCATTAGGGTCAGCTACTTTTATTTTGAAAGTCCGTGTGTTAAGACTGTAACCAAAATGATCTTTTGCTGTAACTGTAAAGTTGAATTCTCTATCTAGTCGAGTGGTATTGTTATCAAATTTTGTGCTGCTTGAATCAAAAACTGTAAGTCCTTGTTCATTTACATTTCCAAAACTTTTTACAGTTCCTAATAACTCTCCGTCAAAGTTTAAACGCATCCCAGGTGGAAGACTTCCCGATGTTAAGGTATAAAATACGTTTGCATTTGTAACTGATGACGTTGCAACTACTTTTTTAACACTTACGTAGTTTGCACTTATAGACCCTAAGTCTGCATCAGTAACCCATGTAATTTCACTTTCTACTTCTCCTAAAAGCTTTACAGTGAAAGTCTTAGTAGATTTTGCTTCTTCTGCTTCTGTAAGATCAAATATACCTAAATTTATTTCTGTTCCTTTAGGTATAGCAGTTTTTGTTCCGAAAGTCAAAGTTATTTCATCATATAATGAATTACTAAAATCGGCATTTAGTATTTTATAGGTAAATCCAAGAACTGTAAAAGTTCTGCCTATTAGATCTAACTCGGTAATTTTTTCTGTTTTGCTAATCTTTATAGTAGCGGCGTTTTTTGCTACATCTTCATAAGCGTATTGCTGGAGTTCTACACGTTCGGAGTCGAAACTTACTCGTGTAGCAGTTACAGTAAATTTATAAGTTTTTGTCACACTTGGTTGAAACGGAGTTCTGCCAACGATATAACCATTTCTAAAATCTAATCCTAATCCAGGAGGAAGTAAACTGTCAGTACCATCGTCGTTTATTTCTTCCAACCTGTACCAAACTAACCCTTCTAGTGTGGCATTGTTGATTACTTGCAGAGGCAAAGACACATAGTTATTTGCTCGCCTATACCCAAAGTCACTTGGAGTAAGCCAAACAGGCGCTCTTAGTTTACTAACATCTGCTGTAAATGTGCCTGTACCTGCTTGCATCAAAGTCACATCTGATGTAAAGAAATCGTCACCTACAACAAATATACGGAATGTTCTAGGAATAACAAATTCACCATCTGTTAAATCAACAGTAAACTCAAAATATCTGTTGAGCTTTCTAGGAACTTTTGTTGGTACACTAATATCGTATTTTACTAAATCATAATAATAACTATCAAAACCGTTTGATGATTGAGCGATTAAACTATACCAATCATAACCTGTGCCTGATCCGTAATCATATGCACCGATATCATAACCACCTTGTTGTGCTTTTTCTATAGCAAGTATAGGGTCAACTATACCTTGTATTTTTCCATCAACAGTTAATGATAGTCCCGGTGGTAATGTACCACTTGCAAGACTATACCTTAGGGTTTGCCCTGCTCTTGTATCTTCGTCTGTTGCTTCTAATTGAAAATCAACAAGAGCATTGTCTAATACAAAATAAGCCTTGTTGTTACCAATCGGTAGAAGATCTTCAGCAGTAGTCCACTGAGGTACATCTGATCCATTTACAATAATGTTAAATGTACGATCATATAAATTGCTATTATAACTAGCACGTAAAACAAATCTGTACTTCGTCTCATATGCAACCTCAGCTGGTGTACCTATAATTTGGTGTCCGACTATACGTGTACCTTTTGGCAAACTTCCGCTAATCAAAGTAATTGTTGCGGTAGGTTCTGATATCGGAAGATCTACAGCAACAATGCTATTTTCTTCTAGTGTAGCAATTGTATTGCCAGACTTTTTGGTCCAAATTTGATCAATATGCATCATCTACTCCTATTGTATTTATTAGGATTAGATACTTCCGAAATCACTGGTTAACGATGCAGGGCTTGTGAAACTGCCATAATCAATTGTAGTAGTGGCAATAATATATGAGCCGACAGTAGTTACATTTTGTATAAATCCGCCAAAATCTAATGCATTAGAATCATCTGTAACAGTCACACCATTTACTGTGCCAACCACGTTTCCTATAAAGCTATTTGCAGTTATTGATCCTACGTTTGTAATATTGTTACTATTTGCGTTAAGGGTTCCACCTAGTGTAGGAGAAGTGTCTAACGCAACTAAACCGTTAGGGTCAATAGCAACATTTACATCGTTACTTGTAATTGTTGTATCAATATTTGTGCCGCCCTTGATACCAAAAAACTTTCCAGTACCGGATACGTTTACACTGTCCGAATCTGTTTGTATTGTAAAAGCTTCTGTACTGCTTATTGTTATTTCGTCATTGGTGCTACTAAGGTTAATATTATTTCCAGCTTTTAAACTCTTGTAGTACTGAACATTGTTTTCTTTTGTATAAAAAACACCTTCACCTGTGCCTAAATTTTCTATGGTGTTATTAAAATCAAAACGTTGATCTAAATCTGCAAAGTTTGTGTTAACTTTTTGGAACGCTTGCCTTAGATTATCTCCTGTGCCATCGTTAGCAATGTTACCTATGTTAATTGTTTGAACTGCCATTTATCTCTCCGTTAAAGTGCTGCTATTCGTGTTTTGAATGCAGCAAAATCTGCACTTGCGGCTACTTCTGCTTTTAAAGTTGCAATGCTTACATATCCTGGAATTGTTCCATTTACAGCATCAACAAGTAGTGTAGAATCATCTGCAAATACGCTACCTTTTAATTCTCCGACAAAAGTATTAGCGGTTACAGTACTAAATTTGTTTGATGCTGAGCCTATGTTATATGTTGCATTATTTGCTGGAATCACGTTGCCGCGAATTGTTCCATCTAAATTTATAGCACCAAGTAAACTATCTATCATTACAGTACTGTCGTCTGCAAACACCGAACCTACTAAGTCACCAGTATTGTTTACATCAACAGTGATAACACCATTTTGTAGATCACTTGCTTTTAAATATCCCGAATCATTAACTAATAGACTATTATTAGAACCTGTAGTTAGTGCATCAGTAATTCCGTATCCTGCAAGGGTAGTAGGCTTACTTGTAAGATCAGCAAAAGCCACAGTTGTCAAATATCCAGCGTTGTTTGTAAACACAGATATATTTGCACCAGTAGTAACAAAGTTTAGATCGTTTGTTAAGTCGCTTACAGCAGATGGTGCATTGACTAGATCATTATAGCTAGCAGATGTTGCTACACTTTTTACAGTTTGCCCACCTAGTGTCATTGTATTTGCTGTGAGTGTATCAGAAGTAATACCACCAGAAGCAGTAATGTTAGTAACTCCTACTACACCGTTGCCTGTAAGATTTAAGTTATCACCTGAAGGTAATTCTTTTATCTTGTTAGAATCTAGTGTATCTATTATAAGTGGATATCTATTTGTCATTCTCTACTTCTCTTTTGTATATTTATTGTTATTTTCCTACTAAGGCTTCAACAACGCCCTTGTCTGCATCATCTTTAATACCTATTGCACGACCAAGTATTGTTCCCACTTTAGGATCATTATCAACAACAGCATATCCTGGAACTGCACTAGTAACTAATATGTCACCTTTTTCAACTTTTCCTATTACCTTTACAGGTACACGTCCTACAAGTGCAATACAAGTTGCAATACCAGGACAGTCTTGGTTCATTGTAAATGCTGCTGTGTTAGAAACCACCCCTGCTACTCTTGTTGACTTGTGCTCTGTGCAGCCTGTGACTTCTTTTTCGCCGCCGAACACTAATACTGTGCCAACTTCGTATGTATGATCAGCTTCATAATATTCTGCAATGTCTGCATATGTTGCTTCGAATCGTGATCCTACAGTAAGAGTCCAGTTGCCTGTAACAGTACCTGCTGTTGCACTTCCGCCTGTTGTAAGATTCGTAGTTTGTACATACCCGGAAGTCATTGTCAAGTTTCCTGAAGAAACTGTTACATCTCCAGATGAAACTGTAAGTCCTGAGCTGTTTACTACAGTACGAACAACGCCGTCTGTAACGTTTATTATCGTATCAGCAGCAGACTCTGTAAAGCCGCCGCCTGCTCCTAAACCGATACCAGTGCTTGAAGCATCTTTTTCGGTAGCAGCTTCTAAGAAATTTGTGTAAATCCAAGTAGACGCTAGCTTACTTGTGTTTGCGCTATAACTACTAGCATCTTGGAATGTGCTGTTAGTTACGCTAGCAATGTCGCCTACTTGAACTGCGCCACCTGTTTCTAGTACAGGCGTAGCACCTTCGCCTCGCAGTAGTACACCACCTGCTGTAGTTTTAAGCACGGTATCAGTACCGTCTACATCAAGTATTTGATTACCGTCAATTTGATAAGCAGTAGCATCTACCTCACCAGTTGCTGAACGTTTTACTACAGCGTTGTTTGCAGTTGTAGCTGAAAGGTTTGTCAATCCATATGACCCAGCAGCAACTTGTGTAAGCACTTTGGAACCAGTATTATCTGTAGTAAAGTCTCCGTCAAGTATCGCATTACCTGAACTTAAAATAGTGCTAATAGAAACTTCTTCAACATTACCTGTGCCAGCAGTAGTTCTGCCTAAAACAGTGCTTGTAGCAATTTGTTCGATATCTGCTTTTGTAATACTGTTTGCTTTTACAGTTACAGCACCCGAAGTAACTGTAAAATGATCTGTATCAAAACTTGCTATACCTTTTGTACTTGTAGTTGCGTCGTTTAAACTTAATTTGCTTTGAGCAATTGCTGCACTTGCATTTATGTCAGCGTCTACAATAACACCTGCGGAAATAGCACTTGTTATTGTATTAGCACTAGATCTTGTAAGTGTAACATCACCGCTTACAGCAGCGTCTTCCCATGAGCTTCCGCCGTACACTAGCAAGTCACTTGTTGCAGCAGTAGAAATACTAATGTCGTTGAGTTCACTTAAACTGTCTTTAGTTGCTACCTGTGCATCAACATATGCTTTGTTTGCTGCATCTGTTGAGTTTGACGGCGGGTCTAAGTTTATTATATTATTATTACCAGCATCTAAATCACCAGTCATTGCCTGTGCGCCGTTTAGCGCCATAAAACCAGGTCCTATTTCATCAGATACAGCAATAGCACTACCTGCTTCGTTAACATGTAAACGTCTATCAATGTAACTTTGTACAGCTTTCTCAGTTGGTACAGCACTGTCAGATTGTCCGCTCATACTATCATCTGTAGAGAATTCATTAATAGTGGCACCTAAACTAAATCCTAAGCTTTCAGCATCAGAAATACCAATACCACCTGATATAGTGGTTGTGCCTGTTGCTTGATCTATGTTAAAGAATTGCCCAACTCTAAATACACCAAATTGATCCGAGCTGTTCCAGAACACTCTACCTTTACCACGTTGCCATACTTCAGCTTTACTTGCACTAGGAGAAGTAGTAAACGGAGTAGGATCTGAGTTGTCAACTGGATCACCTAGTATATCGTTAGGGAAGTTTGTGTCGTTAAACGACCCAGCGCCTACACTCTTAAATGCCGTACTGGTTGCTCTAACTACAGCAGTTTTTTCTGTAATTTCTGCATCTACGCCTGTTTCTAGCCCAGCTTTAATACTTTCGGGTACATTACCAGTGTATACTGGTTCTGCTAAACCTGCACCTGCATAGCTAGGATGAATGTTTGGTAGTGCTGCACCATTAGAATCAGTATCAGCAAATGTTATCACAGCATGTGTAACTGGGGTTGCATCGTAATTTGTAATTCTGTGCGTTCTACCAGCCCAAGTAAATAACATTCCAACTACTCGAGTAGTATTAGGGAATGAAGCCGACCCACCTGTAATTAAATTAATTGCTAAAGTAGTGTTTCCTTGTGCATCACCCTTGCCTACAATATTTGCTATGCTGGGCTGGAGGTCAATATATTCAAATTGTTTATCAAACGTAGCTTTTACATGCGTGTTTGGTAAGTCACCGCTGTAATTGTCTTGTGTTGAAAACACAGTTGTACTATAAGAAGTATCTTGGCTTTCGGTAAATGTGAAAGTTGTATTAGGTCTTGGATCTAATGTTGTAGGGCTTGCTACATCTGCAAAAATAAACTGCGTTCCATCTCTATATTCTACTAATGTATCGTCTGCTAGATCTTGTTGTAGTGTACCAAAAAAGTTTGTAGACGAAACGTCATCTGCGGTAAAGGTTAATTCATAAACTGTGCTACTTATTACAGCTGGTGAACCTGTTGCAGTATCAACTTTCACACTGTTAATTTTATAATCTAGTGTTCGGAAGGTGCTGTCATCTGTAAGGCCTGTGATGGTCAAAATACCGCCTGCCTTAGGAGCTACCGTTACATCATATATTTTAACTGTAGTTTGACTTGTACTGGCACTGTATGTTCCGTGTATTTTGGCAGGTTGTACCATACTGTCACGTAAAGTTACTGCATCTGGAATAGTATTAGGATCGGCGCCCTCTGACACAATACCAAACTTACCAAAATTAGAAGTTGAGTTTGTAAGTTTAATATCACTTCCGTCTTTTGAATATATACTAGCTTGGTTATATGTAGATTCAATGTGATCTGCCGTAATTTTTGCACCGTTAGCAGCAACAATACCGTAGCCCAAGTCGTTTATTTGTTGGAAGTTGCCAACTGTAATACTTCTACTACCGCCTATTTGTATAAATGTCTCTACATCTACTGAAGAACTAACGTCACCTACATAACCGGTAGAGTTGTTGGTAGTAGGATCAAGGTATAAAATACATCTGCCTAAATCTTTATCATAGTTACTGATAGCATTAATTTGATATCTTACACCGTCTACGTAAAACACACTAGGAACTTGCGGTTCTTTTACCTTTAAACCTTGTATGCCTAATACTGAGCTGTCACCAATTAGGTCAGTGTCTTCACTTTCAACCCAAAGTGTGAATGCATCTAATGATACCGAGCCTGTAGCATCGGTAAATGTTCCACTGTTGCCACGTATTCTAATAGGTATGCTTCCTGCATAAGCATCTGCAAATACACCACCGGCAAAAGTTTTAGTATTTGTGCTTTTGCTTACACTACTAGAATTTGCAATGTAAGGAGACTTTGTTAATATTTGCCCAACTGGATCTAATACAATACCAAATCCGCCGTGCTCTTGTATTGTGATATTTTCTACAGTTGATGCGTCATTTACAAAAAACACGTCAAGTTGATCGTTACGTAACGGCGGATTGTAATCAATACTGAATACAAAATTTATCTTGTCAATTAAGTCTTGCACAGCACTTATCGAACCTGATTCACCAGACCCATTACTTAGATTAGGAACCACTTTGTCTGTTACTGTTGAGCTACCTGCTGTGTAACTACTGTCGGTATAGCTAGGTGCACTTGCACTTAATATTGAATTGCACAAAGTATATATGTTGTCAATTGCTGCTTCTACTGCTGTTTCTGTTGAGCTATCACCTAGTCTAGAAAGATAATCAGTATCACCCACTTCGTGATAAGATCCTTGTATTTCTAAACTTCTTTCTTCGCCGCCTTCTCCTAGGTCGTGTGCTAGTGCATCTACTAATTTATGAAAATCATCTCTGTAAGCAACTTCGTCGTAAGTTACACTTGAATGATTTGTGTTTAGGAATTGCAACGTTTCTTCTACTATATACTTTGAGTTATCTAGTAATATTTGTTTTGCTGTTGTGTAAGATCCTGCATTTGTTACAGTTGGTCCAACATTTTTAACACGGTCTGGACGATAAAGATAGTGATATCCAATTTTACCTTTTGCATTACCTTGCTGGTCATTTAGTGTAGCACCTTGGGTAGCAGTAGTAATGCCGTCGAAGGCACTGTCTCTATAGAAGTAAGTACTAGCATGTGCACTTTGGGAGACACGCTTACGTGGTTTGACTAGTGTGCGTCTAAACTCATCACCAATGAGCGATGTATTTTGCGGAATTCTAATGGGTAGATCTTCCTCGTAAGTACCACTTTCTACCAGTATAGTTACTTGTTTTTCCCTTGTAAGATAACCTACTTCTATTTCTTCGTCTTCTAAGAAATCAATAGGAGCTAACATATTCAAGGAAAATTCTGTTTCTGCTGGACTTGTTCTATTTGTAAAACTGGTAATTTGTCCTAAAGCGCCACTCTTTTTACCTCTTATGAGTTTACTAGGAAGTGCATCAACATTTGCACTATTAGTCTGATCTAAATCTGTACCGTCATTTACAACTTTTAGTATATATTTGTTACCATAAACAATGTCTTGCCCACTTTCAGGTCCATTAGTCCATATGTTAATAACAAGGTCTTTAAGAGACTCGGCAGCTGATGCTGCACTCAATTCATTATTGTTAACGTGTGTGCCTGACGTGTTTTGTTCGCAGTACTGCTGATATCTTAATTGTATTTTACCTTTTGTACTGTCATCTATGTAATCGCTAAAACTGCTTGTGTCATATACAGTTGTAAGTGCTGCATCTGTATAAATTTCAAAAGTGGTAGAAGTTACACTTTTTATATAGGCAAACTTGCCTTCTAATTGATACATGCCTGGCACTGACGCAAACTTAACCAAGTTTCCGTCGGATAGGTTATGATTTGTAGCAGTTGTTACTACACTAGGAGTACTGCCGCTAGACTTTGTGATAGCATCTATTAGTTTTTCATTGTAACCAGTATTTTCAAATATACTTGTATTAATTAGATTATACAATTGGGTAACAGCAGCACTATTTTCAGTTAAGTGTTTTTTAATTTTTACTCTGTCTGTAATTTCACTGTAAAATTTTTGTGCAAACCTCTTTGTAAGAGCATTAGATGTAAGACCTTTATTTAAATCAAATCTTATACTATCTATAAGAGTGCCATAGTCATCTTTGAATTCATGCTGATCAAAAACATAGTTCGGATATGTAAATTCAACATATCCTTGTATCTCTGCTACTAGATAATCTTTATTGTTTTTTAGAGCAGTATTTGCATGTGGCATGACCGGACTGTTAACAGCAAAGCCACTTTTAACCAGTGCATTCACTGTAAAATTTGTATGAGTCACAGTTTGTACGTAAGGGCCTAATGTCTCTTGTGCATAATTTACAACTTCGTATGCATGTTCCGCGGCAGCGTTAATAGTTTTGAATGCATATGAAAGACTAGAACCTTCCTTGCCAGCAGGTGCTACAGATTGTGCATCATTGCCACTTTTACTTACAAATATGACGCTTTGTGCAGAAGAACCGCTGTTATCAACATAGTATTTAGATGCAGCTTGCAAGTCAGTGTTATTCTGTGCTTGTCCGCTTAGATCGCCGGGATGATCATTTAGGACTAAAGCACCTGTCATTTTATCGCCTTGTCTGCGAACTAGACTTTTTCTAGGTACAGGTTGATCAGACAACCAGAAGCCATCTAAAGCACTGTCATACTTAGAGTCTACTAATTTGTGAGTATCTCCTGCTGCAATTGCAGTTTGGGTAATAACAATTTTGTTGGTGTTATTTACTGCATCAGATTCTGTTGGATGGAACGATAATTCATTATCATTTACTCTACGTATAAAATAAGTAGTGCCACTTACTAATGCTGGAGATGCAGAAGGAAGTGTTTCTTCAACAGTGTAAACAAACGCCCTTCCGTTACGCTGAGATGTAAAACCATGACCAGTAACAACAGCATTATTACTAGAATTGTAAGCAGTAATTGTAAAAGTATATCCAGATGCATCACTAGGTTCGTCACCTAACGACATGCTAACGCCAGATGGTGCATATCTTTGGTCTGCATGCTTTTGTGTTATAACAAGGTCGTCAACTGTATAATTTGTGCTATTTCCTGGCAGAGCATTAAGTGCGTCAGCGGCTGCATCTGAAATTGCAACACCACCAATTGCTAAATTGTTTGCATTTAGATGCCCGCCTAATGTTGGAGATGTATCGTCAACTATTTCGCCAAATGCAGTTGTAAGAATAATTTTGCCTGGTACAGTTGTTACATCAACATTAATTGTATCAGTGCTACTATCGTCTAGTGCATTGTTAGACGCAATAGTAGAAAAAATTACTTCTGTGCCTGTTGCATTTGTTGTAAGTATTTTATTAGATTGAAGTGTATCCGGAACATCGCTCATGTTAGTGATGCTAATTTGACCACCTAATCCGAATACTGCATACAGTTCTTGAAAGTTTTCATTTGATTTACGAAAGCTTTCTCTTATGCTATCTCCGGTTCCGTCGTTACCCTCAATACCAATATCTATTACTTGTCTTGACATACTTGTCTCCGATTATTCTTGCATTGCTTCTATATCAAAGTCTACACTTGTACCACAACCGCATGAAGAAGTTGCATTAGGGTTAGAAATTTTAAACATTTGACCAAAGATTTCAGTTTCGTAATCTATTTCAGTACCAACTAAAAACATAACACTAGTTGGATCTACAACTAATTTTCCGTTATCTGATTCAATTACTTCACTGCCTACTTCAATCTGATCGTTGTTAATTACATCCCATTTATATTCAAACCCTGCACACCCGCCTCCTTTAATGCTTAAACTAACTGACTTATTATTTGCACTTAATTCGTCAATTTTTTTCTTTGCATTACTTGTTAAAGACAGAATTGTCATACGTAGAATTCCTTGTTACTGTATTTATTTGATTCTTTAAATTGTTTGTACTGCGATTTAATCTCTCAATTTGTTTTTGCATTTCTTTTATAGCAGTAGTTTGTTCTAAAACTTTTTGTTCTAAAGTTTCAACATAGCGCTGTGACGGCACTGCTTGTTCACTGCCATCTTCGGCAATTACTGTGTATGAATTCATGCCGTGTGCACGCAAACCGCCCATTACCCTGTTGGGATTTTTTGGTTGTGCTAATGATTTACTGCTGTACATTGCACGTAATAATTGATTAGTCATAGGTAATCCTTTTATTTGATATTGTATTTATTTGCGGTAAATACAGTATGATAAGATTTATAACAGCAATATTAATTGCTATCTGTATACCGTTATCTTCATTTGCACGGGATAGAGATGTAGAATTAGCAGAAATGCAAAAGCATATAGACTGGCTTGCAGAAGTCTATCATTTACCTCACAATGGCCAATCCCTTCCACTAGTAGTCTATCTGTCGCAAGAACAAATGAATATTTTCTTTTATGGCGAAGAAAAGTATATAGAAGATAAAAAGAACGATAATGTAACTCAGGTAGAGGCTGTGTTTCAACCTACTCCCGGAAGTGGTGTAATATACTTACAAGATGATTTTGATTGGAACAGTATAGAGGATGCAGACACAGTAATACACGAACTAGTTCATTATCTGCAACACATAAACAAAACCAAATATTCTTGCAATCTTTTAAAAGAATTAGACGCTTACAAATACCAAAGTCTGTGGATGTTAGAAAATCCTTCGACTAGGCAAGCACCTACATTTTTAACTGCAATTGCTATACTAGAAACATGCGCTCAATCTTGGGAACCCCCTACAGAAGATTGATCAAGTCTTCGACAGCAAGGTTCTTCATTTTGCTTTCGCACATGATGTCTGCATATTCTAAGAAGGTTAAAGCCCACTGATTGCATGCTACATTTTTGTAATAATCACTATGAGCACGGAGCTTTTGTTTTTTGTAGCCTTGCTCCATAAGCAGTTGTAGATCAGGCAGTGTGTTTGTATCAACAGACTCGATGTATTCTTCACGGCTTACGCTGTAGTGAATAGCAGGACGTTGACCACGCCAACTATCAAACACACGTTTTACACGATCATCGTCGACCTGAATGTATTCACCACCGCTACGAATGTAGTGGTGATGAATGTCGAGTACAAGAGCTACATGTTTTTCAAGTTCAAGTGATGCATCGAGACCCCATGAGTTCTCGTCGTTCTCGATAGTAATACAGTTGCGAGCTTCGGGCGACATGCGTGGTAAGGCTTTAATGATACCTTCAGGACCTTGTCGACCGGAAATGTGTACGTTACACTTGAAGTCTTGCCACTGTGTGCCATATCCCATCCAACGTGCCATGTTGATGTGATATTCAAACTCGTCAATACTGCGATCAACAATGTCGGGATTGTCACTAGCAAGCACGGTAAACTGACCGGGATGCATAGATAAACGCACATCAAGCTCGCGAGCAAGTTCGCCCACCTTAGCAAACTCACGCTCGCAATAAGCAATCACGTCAGGCTTTTGCCAGTAGTAACGCCAATCTTCTTGAGTGTACACAGGTAAACAATCACTGCCTAGTCGAATCATGCGATACACAGGAGCACGATTGCCCACATACCAAATTAGGTTGTAGTAAGATTTGATGTTGTGGACCATAATGTCCCAAAGGCGTTCTTCGGCAACTTCACGAGTTTGCCTGTTGAGCCAGGCAACAGTTGTGGACCTAGTATTGAAAGGACGTTGAATTTCTTCAAGCTCTTTCTTTTTAAGCGATTGATCAGAGTGCATGTACTTACATGCGAAACCGATACGTTGTGTGTTATTGTCAAACATAGCTTGCCATTATTTGCCATTTATTATGATCGAAAATATTATATTTCAACCTGTATAGTGTAGCATCGCTTTTAGATAAAGTAAAGATAACTTTGAAAGTATCTAAGCCGCCGTCTACACTTACATCCTCAACTACAATGTCCATGTTGACTGAATGTTTTACAAGAAAACCTAAATAACCAGCACGATTTTTTAAAGCATTAATTGTTTCTTGAACCTGTGCAGCAGCAAAAGCATAGAACCTAATTTCAATATTATCATTCATACAAGTGTATCCTCATAATGGTCAAGTCTTTTGTTAGTTACTGTGTACCAAAAACTATCACCTTTTTTCTCAACAGCTTTCACACCGGCTTCATCAGCTAACTCTTTTGAAGAGAAAACGCCCACTAGTTTTTGCCAATATCCAGCGGGCGGCTTTTTGTAAATTATAGTAACGTAAGTTTGAATTTATGCCTCCATTACATAAGCCATGTCCCATCCCCAATTAGCATTACGCTGAGGAATATCAACATCGGCAATGTTGGTTTCTTCGTTAAGGGAAAAGATATGTATAGTAATGCATTCTTTGTTCTGAAGCTTTTCAATTGCTTCAGTTACGTTATCAGCTTCGACTGTTGCTACTAGTTCAGTTTCTTGTACCAGCTGTTCGAAGTCAAAGTAGGGTGCGCCAACAGGGCGAGTAAGTTCAAACGTTTTCATGATATATTCCTTACGCTGCGATCTTTTCGGGGAGCATCTCAAAGCCGAAAGTATCAACTACGAAAGCAAAATCGTTTTCGTCTACGATGACGTCGCCAACGGAGACGGAGGAGAAGGTGCCATGCACTTGAACTTTGTCAAGGTCACGATCGTGCATGAAGTTGCCGATGGCATATACATCTTCGAGGCGTTTGGCATCAACAGTCATTACATGATCGTAATAACCCAACTCCAAAGCCTCAGTAGCGCTCGGAACAACTCTCTCGCCAAACATGTAGGTCTTGAGAATGTGCTTGCGAACTTGCCAGCCTTCATTGACCATGTCGATTTCGGAATCGGTAAGCTGAATCTGGAGAACCTTGTACTTCATCGGAGCAACTTCTTCTGTGCTGTTTAAGTTATAATATAATATACTACAATTATCGCCAGTTGTCAACCACCCAGGGGTCTTTACAGTTTGAGGGATTTGGATCACCGTGGAACACTGCTATACAACAGTCTGCTGGCGGTACGACATTTTCAATAACCTTTAAAGTTCTATATCCAGGACTTTTGATAGGAGTTGCCCACTCTTTACTCGATCTCACTTCCCATTTCCAACTACGTATCCATTGATCAGGAAAAAACTCTGCTTTTTTATTTCGCATAGCCCAATCCCATATATAATCTTGGTCTCCTCTAAATCTTTTTTGTATATCTCGTTGATTATCTGTAAAATCTAACCATAATTGATTTAGTTCTCCACTTGTAAACCTAATAACACTACTATTATACTTTTTCCATTCAGTGCGTTGTGAACGTAAAAAATCTCTAATTATACACCAGTTATCTGCTTTATACGTGAATAATTTATCTATGCTAGCACCAACTACAACATCTAAGTCCATATATAAAATTTGTCCAACAAGCTCTAACTCATTAGAAAACATGTAGGGCTTTGCCCACCAACCTTGAATACCGGGAGGTAGTTCAACAGTTGTTATATTAGGATTTAGATTTGTCGGATCGTCAGTCAAGCATACAAAAGTAAAATCATATGTGCAGTGCCTTTTACACATATTGTAAAGAGTGTTTACATACTGTGCAGGATATTTAGATCCATGTTTCACACAGACAATATTATATCCTGCAGAAGCAATCTTAGACTGCTTCCTTTGCCTCTTGAGTTTTTTGTATTCTTCCTTCGTATATTTAGACTTATCTAGTTTCTGCAATTTTATCTGCCAGCCCAAATTCAACAGCTTCTTGTGCAGTCATAAAGTTATCTCTATCCATTGCACGCTCAAACTCATCATAAGTTTTACCTGCTGTATTATGCTTTACATAAAGTTCTGTAAGCATTTTTTTCATATAGGTAATTTCTTGATATTGAATTTCAATATCACTTTGCATACCTCTAGCGCCGCCACTAGGCTGATGAATCATTGTTCGACTATGCGGAAGTACAAATCGTTTACCAGGTGCACCTGCTTGAGCAAGAAAACTGCCCATTGAACAAGCTTGTCCGATCACAATAGTAGATACATCAGGTTTAATAAATTGCATAGTATCATAGATGCTCATTCCGCTTGTAATGACACCACCTGGACTATTAATATATAAATTAATGTCACGTTCAGAATCTTCGCTTTCTAAAAATAACATTTGCGACACAATAAGATTTGCTGTTGTGTCTTCAACAGGGCCATTGAGCATGATAATTCTATCTTTTAGCAATCGACTGTAAATGTCGTATGCACGTTCGCCGCGACTAGATTGCTCAACTACCATTGGTACTAACATAATTTATTTTCCTAAGTTATTTTATTTTGTTAATGATACAATAAAAACTTACAAAAGTCAAACAAATTAACTTATAGCGCCAAACGTCTTCCATTCTCCCGGAGTGCCTGATCTAATACAAATCCAACCTACATATCCTTTAGACTGCGGAGAACTATTCCAAACAATATCTCCTTGGCTGTATGCTCCTGTATTAGGAATGGTATCGCCTACTTCAAACTTTTTACCGTTTTGAGCAATCGTGCCATTTACATTAAGCTTTACTGATTCGTCATTTGTTGCACTGTTGATAGAAACAGTTTCAAAACGTGCAGGCGAGTGTACATGTATGTGTCCTGTTTTGCCCACAGTTATTCTTTTAGCACCGTCTGTAATAATTTGCATACCAGTACTACTGTATGTGCCCATCTGCCAGTAAAGGTTTTCCATATCGTTAATAACTACAAACTCATGGTCAAACGATCGTATGCTTAATTCTCCATTAGGTTCGTCTGTGCCTATGCCTAATCTATTAGTATTGTGATCGTAAAAAATAAATTCGTCAATGCTCATAGATCCTGTTGTTCTTAGATTTTTAAGAACACCAACAGTTTTCAAGTTACTGTCAACAACACCCGTGCCTAGGCTAGTAGCTGATAAAACTGTTTGGTTTGCAATTTTGTAATCATTACCTTTGAAAAGATCTAAAGACTCACTGCTAAACAGCCTATCTGGATTTGGCAAAAACACAAATTGTTTTGTGTGTCCGTTACCTTTCCATAATAATCCTTTGTTGGAAATAGAACCATTTTCGTCTGCTTCAAAATACAAAGGACTTGTTCTTTGAAGTCTTACGTCACTTGTAACTTCATCCACTTTAATGCTTTGTGCTTTTAAGACGCCTGTGGTTGTAAGATTTCCTTCTACAGTAACATCGCCTAGTAATTTATTAGTTCTAATGTTACTTACTACCACAGCATCGTTGGTTACACGTAAAACTTTGTCAGTAGCTTCGTCTAGTATACCTCGGCTAGAAAAGTTTGTAATCATTCCGCCGTTTATCTTGTTACCAGAAATTTCTCTATCTAAAAATTCAGGCTTTTTCATTTTTGCTACTTGCTGATTCAAAGTAGCATATTTGTTATCAATTACTTTTACTTTTTCTTCTATTGAAGCAGCTAGGTTACTTTCTAATACCCGAGCTTTGTCATTTACTAATTTGTCTGCATGTTTATTTACAGATTTAGAAACTTCAGCAGTAATTGCAACACGATCTTGTGAAGAGTCACCCGGAAGCGACTCTTGAACAAGCGTTGATAAGGCAGTTAAGCCCTCGTTAAGTTTAGATAATTGTTTTGCATGGTTTGACATGCATATATTTATCAACTAACCTTTAGTAAGACCGTATGTTCGTTTGTTCTGCCGTTTAATTTAGTTTCAGTAGTTGCAATGCTGTCAAGATATTTTCGCAGCTTTACCTTGCCTGCTGCTTTAAATTCTTTTAGTTGCTCTTCTGGCTTACGCAAAGTTTTTTGCAGACTTAAATTTTCATCGTAGCCAATAATTGTTGTGCCTTTTACACTCAAGCCACTACCGTCACGACCTTGACCAGTTGGATCAATTTTAGCTGCCACGTACTTGCCAATTTTTCGTGTCTTTGTATTAAACACCCAAAGCTCGCTTGCTCCTACAATAGTGCTTGGAGTAACACTTGAGATTTTATACTTGTCATCGATTGTACAAAACTTCAACTTTTGAACAACTTTATCGACACTCTTAGGACGTGGGGTGCGTTTCTTACGTGTAGCTTTGCTGGCGTCTATAACGTGCGCACAAGCGTCTACAATAGCTTCTAGTGCATCTAGATATTTTGCTACATCTGCTTTTTTTAGATGCTTGTACCCCTCTTTGATTTGTTCGTAGTTGTCTCTATCAGCATCGCTCATTTTTTTAAGTTTAGCCGGAGTGGGAATATTTTGTATTAGAACAAATTCATCTTTAAGTGGTTTGTAAAAAGCTAGAATCTTACGTGCATGGGCCTGTGTCACTGCTTTGTCTTTAAAGTGCTGAACAACATTAAAAGCCTTAGCATCAAACTTTTTTGGTTGTGTAAGAAAGCCATCTAACCAGCTGTCTATATCTTCGATTGCTGCTAATGATTGCTGACGAATCCGCTGCTGAATAGTCAGCTTAGGCTGCCCTTCGCGAATTTCTTTTTCTTTATCTTCTGCTTGCTTTACGTCTTTTGCTTGCTTACCGCGAACAATGATTTGTTTAACTTCATCATGAATAAAAATATCTACAGGCTCTAATTCGCCCATAGTACCAGGCAAGCTAATCCAGTACTCGTTCTCTGCAGGCGAAAACGCAGGCATGCCTTTCAGCAGCATATTTGCATAGATAGCAGGCGCAGTTTCAATGTAAGGTGCTGCTTTTGCAGCAGCTACATCATCTTTGTCGTAACCATTTTGGTTCATCCAAGTAAACAGTGCTGGCAACAAATCTGCCGTCTTAAAGTTTTCATAGTAGAACTTGAAAGCTTCTTTAGCAAAAACATGATATGATTTTCCGTCCCACGATTCCCAATTGTCCCACTCTGGTGCTTTGAGTTTGTGCCCTCTTTTCACAGTTACAGTTTTTGCTTTTTTACGTGCAGCCATCGTTCTGTCCTCTTTTAGTTATTATATTATTATATATGTTTTTGCAAATTTTGTCAAATGAAAAAAAGGAGGCAATCTCTTACCTCCTTTATAAAACATCTAGTGTTTTTAAAGCTGAGACTGGGTAGTTAACCCTTCTGTTTCTAGGCCGACTCAGATGCCCAACTCAGATCACGCTGCAAGAGCGTAACGAGAAGGAGCTACATAATTGTTTGCTCTTAGTTTAATTTGATACTTACGGTATCAATCGGTTTGTCTCCACTTGCTTTCCGCACCAGTCGATCCTAATTCACCCCCCTCATAAACACACGAATTAGCAATGGGCCAAAGCGATAACTTTTATAGGGGTCACCACTGTTATATCTAAAGTCTCCCCATATAAAGGGGGTTCCTTTAAACGAACCAATCCAGTGCCAATCCCAAGTCATTCTACCCTCATGTGTTTATGGTGGAGGTGAGGGGATTTGCACCCCTGTCCTGTATACGTTCCGCTCGCTTCATCAACGAACAATTATATTTATAACATGTTACACAAAGTTGTCAACCACTTTTTTGCTGTGCTTACATTTGCCATGAAAGCCGAAGCCTGTGCACTCACAAGTAAAGCCTTTCTCAGTAAGAGTTACAGTGTAGTCAGTACCAGCTTTACTGCCGGGCACTGTCCATTCAAAACCCATGTACCAGTTGTCCTTGAACTTAAAGCCTTCGGGTTTGAAGTAGCGTTGTGAATATTTAGGCATTATCATCTCTCGCTAATGTACGTATATATTAACATTTAGATCGTGCAAAGTCAACTATTTCTTTTGCTACATTGACCCCTGTATATTTTTCAAAGCCTAAAAAACCAGGAGCGGAATTAGCTTCGCACAATTTATAGTCCTCGCCGTCGAACAGTAAATCTATCCCAGCAATATCTAAACCTAATGCTTTTGCAGTATCCAAAGCTATTTGCTCTATTCGTTCATTCATAGGAAAGCTTGATCCTACAGCACCTCTTGTAAT